TATAATTTTATATATTATATATATACGTCGCGTAGCCCGCAAGAGGCGGAGCGACGCTCCGTATAGATATTAAATATCTATACATATAAGATAACCTGTTCAAATCGGAAAACCGAACAGGTTTTCAAGAAGTATTTTTATTAATTGCCCTCTGGGCAACAAAAGTGCAGGTCAGAAGGTTATACTAGGGCGCGAATATAACAGAAAATTTTAGGGTGAGACTATCGCGCCCATACCACCGCAGTTTAATCAGTCTAGGCTCAGACACGCAGGGGCAGGGTAGAGCAGACATCTAGGCATCTTCCCTAGTCTGCTATCTGACCATCTATCTATTGACCCCCTTTAGGGGTCTTCTCCTGCTCTTCTCTGATGTTAAACGAGGAGATAGGCAGATAATTAAATGAATGGGGGGATAAAGGGACGGGGCAACAGTCCCCCCCCTCCTCTCCTAGCCCCCTATCTTTTGAGAGATTAGCCCCCTTAAAATCTAGATTCTAGAAATAATCAGAAACCCTAAACCTCAGATTGAGGGTTGAAATAGTTGAAAGTTCAACAATCAGAGGGAAACCTATCGAACAGTTGTTCGAGTAATAATGTGACCGACCTCACATAATAAATATTTGATTTGTCGTGTCTTAAGCCTTAGGGTTATCCCTGTAAGCGTGAGAGTCACGCTCAGATAGACAGGAGAAAACAATGAACGCAAGTCTTCACAATGTAGATGTTGAGTCTGTAAAGGTGAGAGAGTTTAAGTCTGACGAGACAGGCGCAGGATTTGCTAGTGTCGCGGTTTATGATTCAAATGGTAACGAGGTCACTTTATTCTTCAGAGACCTAACCGAGGTAATGTTCTTTTCTTCTCGGGTAATGGTGGCAAGAGATGAGGCTCAGAAAGCCCGCAAATAATCGAAACCCCCGCGAGGGGGTCAGGCAGGGGATAGCCTCCCGCCTCTGATGAGACAGGCTAAGGAAAGACAGGAGACCAAATGAACACCGCAACACTAGAAAAGACCGAGCGTCTATCAAATATCGCTCAAGCCCTAGAAAATGCTCACGAGATTATCCGAGAGAAGACAGGCGCACCCCGCGCCACTATCCTAGTGACCCGCAAGACAGGGCGCACAATGGGACACTTTACCCACGCTAAGATATGGAAAGCGGGCGAGGATAACTTTCACGAGATAATGGTCTCGGCGAACTATTTTGAGCGCGGAGCGCGGGCGGTATTGGGAACTCTTCTTCACGAGGTAGCGCACTCTCTAGACCTGCAAAATGGGATTCAAGGCGTGACAGGGGACGGCTATCACAACAAAAAGTTCAAGGCTACCGCCGAGGCTCTAGGGCTCACAATCACAAATGCACAAGGTATCGGCTGGAGCGTGACCGAGGTATCCGACGAGTGCGCCGAGCGGTGGGCGGAGGCTCTCGCTTTGATTGAGAATGCCCTCCTACTTATGGCGGACAGCGAACAAGGCGCAAAGACTAAGGGCAGGAATAAAAACCTAAAGTCTGCGCGGTGCGGTTGCGGTGGCGTGATTCGCCTATCCGCCTCGGTGCTTGAAAAGTGCCAGCCAATCTGTCAGAATTGCGGGGAGGAGTTCAAAGCCTAAAGGGCGAAACCCCGCAAGGGGTCTAGGCGTAAGACGCCTACTGATGAGCCCGAACTCTTCAGACTTAAGACAGGAGAAAAAGCAAATGGACAGATATTTACTAATCGAGATTGGTTCTGAGGGGATTGCTTTCGAGACCGCTCAATTCGATTTTTATCTAACGTGGTTAGGGCTACTGGTTGCAACTGTAGCGGTGGCAGTAATCAGAACAAGAAAGGCAATCAAGACCAAGAAGAATAAGTGAGGCAACTCACAGCCCCGCACCCTTTACAGAGGGCGCATAGTTCGAGACTATAGCGGGGCACGAGGCGGAAAGTATCCGCCCAATGCACGACAGGAGAGCAAGATGAGCACACTAGCACAAGTCCAAGCGGACACAATGAGCGACGAGGTAAAGCGGTTAGTAGTAGCGGAGCAGTTCGCTAATGATTGGCTACTGGTGGCAATGAATGACGCAGACAGTTACAGCCAATTAATGCACGACGCAAAGGGCACAGAGTTGGTTAGGCTCTCTGATTACTATCGCAACGACTGGGAAACCCTAGCCGAGCAGGTAACAGAGTTAGTAGCCGAGCACATTAGCCCAATCGCCTCGCTATTTATAGCGCAGATTCTACAGGGTCAGGGTTCCTTGCCTTTCGACATTATCGCCCGCGAAGCAATCGCAACAGCAAACGAAATCAAATAACTTTAAGACTTAAGACAGGAGAAAAATAAAATGGCAACACGAAGCAACATCGGAGCACGACAGAACGACGGCACAATCAAAGCGATTTACTGTCATTGGGACGGATACCCTGAAGGTGTAGGCGCTATGCTCGCCGAATACTACGCAGACCCGACGAAAGTCGAAGCCCTGTTAAACCTCGGAGATATTTCCTCACTACTTAAGACAGTAGAGGAGACCTATTCTGCAAGTTACATCAAGCGCGGAGAGTCAGGCGTAGAGGCTACAACATACAAGAGCGAAGAAGAATGGCTCGAGTCCGCTAGGAATTCAGACATTGAATACCTCTATGTATTCGAGAAAGATTCCTACCTCGAAGAATATCGCTGGAGTTTCTTCTCGGTTTATGAACGCTGGCACACAGTATCCGCAAAAGTTATGGCTTAAGACAGGAGAATATTGTGAGCGCAATCTATCACGTCTCGATTGAACTAGGGCGCATAGCCTACGAAGTAGAGGCAGACACAGAGACCGAAGCCCTTGACCTAGCCGAACAAATGCTGGACAATGAAGTGATTGAAAGACTAATCAAGAACGCAACACTAAACGCGGAACTAATCGAGCGAGGAGACGGAAGCCTTGCCTAAATGTGGATTATGTAACGGCTCAATCTCAAATACTATCGTGCCTCACGGTGCGATATGCAAGGACAACAGGAAAGCCCCAACAATGGGAACGTGTGGTGATTGCTTGGTTCCACTAAGCGAATGCGCTCACGGATATTACTTAAGACAGGAGAAGTAAATGGAGTTTCTAAAAGAACTATTGGCAGAGCCACAAATCTATTGGCTTTATGCCTTGATGCAAATGGTGTTATATGTTTTAATTCTATTCACCACCGCAGTTATATTTTGGTGGTTCTCAATCGTAGTTAATGACTTAATCAAACGACTTAAGACAGGAGAAAAGAAATGACAGCAAGACAAGCAGCGTTTCTAGTAATCGTAGAATGGACAAAGAGCAAGAGCACAGTAAAGATTTACGACGGCGCACAGGATTTGGACATTGACAAACCTATGGCGCAGGGTATAGGTTCTCATTGGCGCGGAGCAATAGGCGAAGCGTTAGAACAAATCGACTTAAAGACAGGAGAGCAAGACAATGAAGGTTAGAAACTTAATCGCAACCCTAGCCCGCAACTATGACTTAGACCAAGAGATTATGGCGTTTTGGGTAGGCTCGAACTATAAAGAGATGAAGGCTGGAACGTGGGACGTAGCGGTAGAAATATGGGACAGCGAGAATGTTCTATTAACTTTCCAAGACTACATCAATGACATCATTACAGACGCAGAGATACAACTCGAGAAGATAGAGCACGAGGAGTTAGCAGTTGATACCTACCTCGCAGACCTAGCGGAGAAGGAGTTAGAAAGTGAGAACGTTTAGAGTTACATACGAACTCAAAGGTGTCCGCATTATAGATGTCACAACAAAGGGCGAACTACCTGAGAACTTTAATGACTTAAGTTATGAACAGCAAGACGAATGGTTGTATGAACACCAAGAGTATTCCGTCCTGCACACAGAGGACATTGACTACGGCAAGGCAGAGTCAATCGTAGAACTAAGGCGCGACTTGAGGGTGGTGTCATAGTGCTACAAGATACTTTCCAAATGCCACCTGATTGGCACGAGCAGGGCTTATGTGCCAAGCACCCTGACCCTGAACTATGGTGGTATAAGTCTTCTAAGATTGAGGACGAAAAGCAACTACAAATCTTGCGAATGATTGAAGCCGTTGAGATATGCAACGAGTGTCCTGTCCGTGAGTTATGTCTTAAGCAAGGACTCGAAGATGAGAACCTACACGAGGGCTCCATATGGGGTGGGCTTATGAACTATGAGCGCAGAAGGATACGCAATAAGAAAAGCAAAATCTCTTTCCGCGCCGAAGGTTATATGGTCGCACAGGTTAGGAAGAAAGTTGCTAGGATTGCCTAATGAAAAAGCGAACAGCGATTGTGAGTGCGGTGGCTGGTGCAGTTCTTGTGGTGTCAGCCCCGCCCTTAGTTCCCCCAATACTGAAGCAAGAAAAGCCCGCAGAAGAAAGAACGCAAGCGACAATGCAAGAAAAAAAAGCCAACAAAAAACTCGCTAAGCAATACGCTTGGGCTGGTTACGGGTGGCGTGGTATGCAATGGAGGTGCATTGATTATATATTTACTAAAGAGGCTCGCTATGACCATCTTGCCAAGAACCAACAGGGTTCGTCAGCATTTGGGATTGGTCAGCGTCTTAAGGAAACTAGCAAAGACCCCGCAATACAAATCCTCCACGCCTACAAATATATCCAACACCGATACGAAACACCCTGCAAGGCTATGAGGTTTCATATCAGGAACAACCATTACTGATGTTAGACTTAAGAGGTGAGCCGATACTTGTCTGCCTATGTGGTAGCAAGATGTGGAACATAACAGTTATGTGGGACGAGGAGACTCGAGCCGTTGGCTGGTATGACTTAAGACAAGAATGTAAAGAGTGCGGTGCTATCGCTACCGCCCCGACAGAGATAGACTAAAACAATGACATACGAAAAATTGCTAGCAAAGATAGGCGAGCCTGCCGATGAAGGTTACGAATACTGTGACATCATTTTTAATAAAGCCCTTCGTGCGGTAGTGGAATTGCATAAGCCAGTAGAACGCGAGAACTATCTTGACTTGCTAATGTGTGATGCTTGTGAAAACTCTTCTTATCCCTGCCCAACTATCCAATCCATAGAGAAAGAATTAAACTAATGCCAACATACGAATACAGATGTGAAGAGTGTAAGTCATACCAAGAAACACAGATACACTACGAGGTCGGTCCCGATTGTGTGGTCTGCTTTAGAACTATGAAGAGAGTTTGGTCTGCCCCTGGCATACAGTTCAAGGGCTCAGGGTTTTACAAGACGGATAACAGATGAAGAACTTAATCATTAAGACAGCACCAGTTTGGTTGCCACTCTTATTCCTCGGAGGGTTCCTGCTCCTCAACGTTGTTCTCTATACCATCTTCATTCTTCTCGGGTAAATCATTATCAACAAAGGGCTTGAAGCCACCAAGTTTTCTAATCAATCTATTAAGACTACGCTTGTATCTCATACGAGCAGCATCATCGGTTCCAAGACTTAAGTAGTTAGCAATCTCCTTAAAGTCCATAGCCTCAGCGTGACGCATAAACAAAATCTTTCTGTCTTCCTTGCCTAACTTCCAATAGACATAATCAATCTCGACCATCATAGTCATAAGGTTCCCGCCTTCGGCAGGAGCAGAGGGTCGTCCAACTCTGCCGAGGTTTAACTTATGTGCAGTATTAAATTCACTTCTTAAGACAGCAGGTAGCAACGCTTCAATAACTTCGGGCGCATAGTAATACAGGTCAGCAACGTCATATCCCACAGACTTAGCCTTCCAACGCTGGCAGTAATCGAGTGCTTGATTGCGTAGGCTACGATAGATTAAGTTCTTCGCGTCCTTCTCACCGATTGCTTCCCATTCATCTAACTTATTAGGGTGCTCAGCGAACCACTCATACAAACTCTGTCTTATGTCTTCAATCTCAACCATCTCAAACTTGCGTGAGTATTCAACGGCAACACTATCTACAATGTATTGCCACTTCTCTATACGTTCCCAGTTCATACGAGTTTAGTTCCCCAACTCACGTTCAACAGTCCTATCTTTTTAATACGATTGCTTGTATTAGCGAACTCGGTAGTGGTAGGGAGCCACTTATCCTGCCACTTCATATCAAGTTCTGACTTAAGTATACTATCAAGGTCAAAAAAATAGACCCCAAGCGGGGTCGAGTTTATGTAACAGGGCGTATAGGATAACTTGCCCGCCTCTGTCACAAGGAAATCATACTTATACTTCTCGATAAGCAACTCATCATAGTGAGTCTTTCGTGACTTAAGTTCTATAAATAGTTTCTTACTATCCGACTGGCAATCGAAGCCGTCGAACTCAGACTCTGACTTTGTAAGGTCGGGGAAGTGATTGGCTCTTAGCCACTCAAAGAGTTCTTGTTCGTTCATTCTCTATCCCACTTACCTCTTAAGACTAGAAGACCTATGATTGCGTAGTTCGCCATATCTTTGAAGGAGTCTTCGAGTGACTCGTACTGTGGGTTCGACACGTTGGAATCGACAAGGTTGTTAATCCTTGCAAGTTTGTCGTGCATACGGACTCGCAGTCCATTGATAGGTCCACCTGGCGATTGAGATATATTCTTCGGACCGTAATCAATATGCTTCTTCGTGAGAAGTTCTTTAAGTTCATCAAAGGTTTGTCCTACTTCTTGGTAGAAAGCAGAGGAATAGATAGGGTGAGAGTCAGCATTCCGTTCTCTAATGTGGTCGATGTTACTTTGTATCCCATCCCAAGAAGGTGTTCTGTAATCTGCCATATTTCCTCACGCTCCATCTTTGTTATCATCAGGCTTATCTCCTTCTAAAAGTTTTCTTAAGGCATCATCAAAGAATAACATCTCGTTATCCACAATGACATCTTCGATAATCTCTTGAAGGGAGAACTCGTCTGTCTCTGCTGCGAATAGTGTAACATATGTGGATTGGGAGATTTGTCTTACTTCGTCCGCTTTGTCCGCGTGTTCAAATAAGAATCTTAGTAGGGAACCTATCATCAACCTGACCCCATTGGGCAACACAAGATAGGGGTCGAACTGCTCATCATCTTCAAGCATATGGTCGACGTAATCAAAGGCATTGTCGAACTGAACCTCGCAATGTTCGCAGTAGTGTTCAGGTTCATTCATTCAAGAAACCCCGCCTTTTGTAGAACCGCCGACGACCCGTAGTTCGTATAATATGAGTTGACATCTTCCCCGTCGGGGAATTGAACGACAGTAACTGGGAGTTCTCTGGCAAGACTAGAGGCGAACTCACGCCCTGGTTGGTCGCCGTCGGCAAAGACGTAGACTCTTTCAAAGTCGGCGAGTAATCTTGTGTAGTGTTTCTTCCACGAGTTAGCACCAGGGACACCGACACAAGGGATGCCCACACAAGCACTAAGAGTAATAGTGTCCAACTCACCTTCACAAACAGCAATGAAATCACCAGCACGCTCGACATCAAGAACGTTATACATTTTAGTATCCGCCCCCGTAAGTCCCATATACTTCGGCTCAACAGCAGGATTGAGACTGCGGAAACGAAGGTCAACAACACCAGTCTTAGTAACATAAGGGATACTCAACCTTCCAACATACTGTTCGTGCCCAATCTCAGGCTCTTCGACTACGCCTAATCGCGCCAGCCGTGCTACTTCCAGAGGAATTCCTCTTTGCTTTAGGTAGGCTTCCGCCAGATGAATACTTTCCGCGTACTTCTCCGCTGCTTTGCCCAGTAATTCTTTCTGCGATGCGCTTTGCTTCATTGATACTCACGTTCTCCTGTCCAGATATGATTTGTAAACTGTTTCCTTGTACTCCACAAGCGAAGCAAATGAAGATGTTCTTGTCAAGGTTTGCCGTTCCACTTTGATGCGTGTCTCCGTGAAATGGGCAACGTAAATTAACTTGCCCGTGCGTACTTCGCAGGTTCGCTCCGTAATGTCGTAAGACATCAGCGATGCTGGGTAAGTCATTTACTGCCTCTCGTCTAGCCATTGCTCCAAGTCCTGTATAACCCAAGATTTATTCACCCCGTGATTGCGTCGCTTGACTATAACATAAGAAGGCGGTGTGTAAGGTAACCCTCTTGCCTTCGCATAGTTGTCTGCTTCTACCTGTGCCTCAGCCCAGAACTCAGGAAGGTCTAACTTCTTTCGGTTCTTAAGTTCTAAGATATAGGTTTCACCAGCAATAATAGTTACCAAGTCACCTTCATCTTTTGCCCCAGCCTTAGTAAGGCGTTCGGCTATTACTCCCTTTTCCCTGAGCCACTTCATTACTGCAGTCTCAAAGGCTGCGCCCTTGCGTCCATTGGGGTTAGCCATTATATAGATACCTTTCCAATATGTTCCACGTCGCAGACAAATCGTACTCCGTATCCGTAATCTTTTTCGTAGCAGACCTTCATAAAATCTTCACGAGATATTGCTCCCCATATCTTGAATCGAGAATCAATATGAGGCTGAGTCCTATCACCAATCAAGGTGACCAGCACAGCATAGTCAGCAGTAAATAAATCAAGTGAGTTAAAGATAAGTTTATTCAGAGTTGATGTCTTAACCTGAACTTTCTTACCATTGATAACTAGGTCATAGCCCTCGTCACCACCAGTAAGAACTCTGTCATCAACGGGCACAGAGTAGAACTTAGCCACAGCCTTCTCGCCAAGATGTCCCATAAAGTTCACAGCCCACGAGGTATTCTTTGCGTCAAACTTTTTATCTACTACCTTGTGGTCAACCTTATCTTCGCGCATACGATTGACAAAGTTAAGTGCATCAGTAATTTCTTCAGGACTTAAGACAACTTCCATTAGTAGGCACTCTTATCTTTTTCCAAGATACGAATAGCCCAGTCTAGACCAGTACTAAATCCCTCTGTCCACTCATCTTTGATAGGTGGCTTGGCATCTTCAATCTTCTTGATGCACTTGGTTAAGTGCTGAAGATATTCAGTCTGTGCCATTTCCTTGGCGTGAATCTCTAGATAATCATCATCCATTGTCTTGTCCTTTAACGATAAGTTCAGCATAAGCATAAGCCCAAGCCTTTGCTTCCTCTGACGGATGAGGATAAATCTCTCGCATCTCTTTGGCTATTTGCTCACGTATCTTTTGTTCAGTATCATTGTACATATAACCAATAATGTCTGCATCCCGCCTAGTCATTATACATTCTCCGGTATGTCGTCAACGAACATATACTCAGGGTTGAACGCTAGCCACGCGTTGAGATTCGCGTTAGCATCCGCTCGACCATACCT